AACTTACGACTAACACGGATAAGTATGCTCCAAAAGGTGCAACAGAAGTGTATAAACAAGCATACCTTGCCAAAGATACGTTTGTTTATAAACAGCTATTAAAAGGTACTCAGTATAGTGATTTTGTTGCTCGATTTACTTTATACCAACATAAGCGTAAGCAAGGTATGAAGAAAGATGCAGCTATTATTGAGATTATTGATACGTTTATTAACTATGATGTACCAACTAGTCCTGAGTTACAGTATTTAAATGATATGGGTGTACTAATGTTTTCTAAATTTTTATTTAGAATACAAAGAGTAATCTTTAATTTATTTAAAGAGAATCCAGCTAATTCATTATCATTACATGCATTGCAAATAGGATTTGGTAATGTACCTGATATAACGGATTCTAATTTGTTAACGACCAGTTTAATAAGTCGTATACATAATCCGTTAATCAGAATACCAGATGAAGCTATGTTCTTAGGTGGTTATGAGTTAGCTGAAAATATTATCAACTAACTCCCACTCTTTTTGTTATTTCGATGGTCTTTAAAGCCCAGGTATATGACTATACCAACAAGTATTATACTTGCGGCTGTAAGAACCATTGGAATTATGATAATGAGGAAAATACCCCCAGCAATGACAGTAACCAGAACAATTAATGTTTTAATAATGTCAATTAATTCATTCATTAGCTATCATCCGGACCAAATAAATCATCTTCAGATTTAGTTGTTGCAACTTCTTCTGAAGCTGTACGAGGTGTGGTTACATTAGTATTAGTATCTTCTACATCATTAATAGATACTGTTGCTTCAACACCTGCATTATTACCACGGCGAGCGATAATAGATATTTCTACTGCTTTATGTTGAGTAGTAATACCTTGTTTTGTAATATACTCTTTGATTGCTGTAGTAATTTCAGCATTATTCAGTGTTAGATTCATTCTCTTCTCCTTTCATTTTATTAATATTATCAACTAAACGTTGATAATCATATTTTAAATTGCGTAATGCCCATTCTTTCGAATAACGATGTGTTGGAAAGTTTAATTCTACATATTGAATCATAAATTTTTCAACATCATCAGGATGGATAGATGTATATGCGAAAGTTAAAGCTATAGATTTAAGTATATCTACAGTATTTTTCATATCTATCTCCTATTAAATTAGTGTTCAGCCTACCTTGTTAATTGAACTGTAGTCACGTTAGCTCCAAAGGCATATTGGGTCTGAACTTTTATGGATGTCTTCACAAAGAAGGATATTTACCTATTATTTAAGTTTAAGATAACCTCCCCTTCTAATCTGGTACTTCACCTCTGAGGAATATTATCCACTTAACTGGACTCACCAAGGTGTTTTCCCTTCGAGCAATTAACTTACAGACTCGGTATTTCGTGAATGTCGGTCACGATATGCTTTCATACGAGCTTTACGCTCATTATCCCAACGAGGTTTTTTAATTTCATCTCGTTTAGGTTGATGTTGTTGTATTAATTGTAAAATTCGTTTAGTTTTAAACTGTTTTCCAAATAAATTTTCTCTTTTATAATACTTTTTGCCTTGTTGCATTCCTGGTTTTTTTAAAGAATTAGAGTGAATTTTATTAAATGAGTTTCCATGATAAAAGTTCCGCCATGAATATGTACGCTTTTCTTCCCATTTATCTAATATAGTGATAAATAGTGTCGTATTAAAATATATATTAAAAGGTTTACCATTATCTGGAGCAGCACCTTTTTTATAAACATGGTGTGTAAGTTTACTTATAATTTCTAAAAAGTCTTTGTAATATTCTTTTTTATTATTACACCATCGACTAGCATCTTTTATATAAACAGTTTTAAGTGATTTATATCCAGTAGACTGAGATATTCTTTTCCAATCTAATTTCATAAATCACCTAATAATAAATTTACTTCATGATTTGTAATCACAAATCTATCAATTAATGGTTGGTCAATATTAATGTCAAAACAAGGAATGTCTGTAGTTAAAGAGGTTGAACCTACATAGGTAATAACCATTCGTTGTGCTTGTTTAATAGCATCAAATGATTTCAACCCTCCTATAATATCCATCCCTTGTTCATTAAGATAAACAACTTGACCAATTTTTGGGTTATTTACCATAAATCACCTACTTATATTTTAAATAACAATAATGAGCAATCATTAATGCATCACTTCTACCATCCATTAGTCCACCTTTAGGACCACGGATATTACACCCTGGATAAAGCTGCTCACATAATGCTGCAACTTCATCTTTTAATTGTTTAGGAGTACGTTTAGTACCTTTAGGTATTGGTTTAATACCTACTTCTTTTTGCCATGCTTTAGGTTTAACTTTATCTAAACCAAATGTTTGTAAACGTAATAATGTATCTACTATTCCTAGATTTTTACCAAATCCAAAATTAGATTTAGCTGTCATTACTGGAAGTGAATGAACATCTTCTAGCATAGACATTTTGATACTATAATTTTCAGAAGATGAATGTAACCATATATATAAATCATTGACTGTATAATTATTATCAATAAATTGTAGTTCTGTTGGTTTATCTTCATGGGGAATAAGTAAACAAAATGCTTGCTGGTTTCATGGCATCTCCCGTACAACTCTTGTGCCTTGTTGATGTGCATATTCTAATGCCCAACCTAAACTTTTAAAATATCTAATTACTGTTGAATTTTCAAATTCGTAATGCATAATATTTCCTTAAAATTGGTCCCCATAACAGGACTTGAACCCGCATCTAGAGAGTAGGAATTCTCTTATTCTATCCAGTTGAACTATAAGGGGAATATAGCTGGCTTAATCAGATTCAGTTCTCAATTTATTAGGCCACGAACCTTACCCTTCATTTTCTGTACCATGAAATTCTACAGGGAATACAGAAGAAGACATCTAACTCATAAACCCCAGTGCCAGCCGGAGTGAACAAAGAGAGTGACCCCCCTGTTGTAGTAAAAAAATTAAATAAGTGACTTCTAACTCACTCGATGTATCAATTTGCCTGGTTCATAGCCATCGTCTTTCCTCTAAGGGCTTATATCTTGTCAATCGTATGTTCGCTGCAAGCTTGACTGTGCTCCCCAGACTTGGGTATTTTCCCTTTCTCAACAGGACAAATGAATTCGCCCCACATCTATTTAATTTGTTGGTGTTTTTACTTGCACCACCAAGGTTGTTGCTCTTATTTATTAAGTAGCTGCGGAATATGCTTTCCTTCTACTTGTAAAGTTGCTGATTGTCTCATGGCTTTACATCCATCTCATCACGTTATCAGCTCAACGTCACACCGTTATCCTCGTCATGTGTGAAAAGCTCTCCAAAAGGAGGAAGCTGGATTACTTATGGAAACAAACTACCAGTGCTGCTTGCTGCTGGAGAACCTACAGTTGTTCCACCTTCTTTAGCACCTTTTGCTTTATTTAATACTACACCTTGATTTTTCTTTGTCCATTTATCAAGGAATACTGCTTCAGTAGCTTCTGCACGAATTTCTGCAGCAGTTAAACCATCTTTAGCACGGAATGCTTTAACTACTTCATTTTCATCACGAGTTTCGCCACCTGGCTTATATGAACCATCATCTTGCTTCACATTTTTATCAACAGTTTGACGCATAACACCAAGAATAATTTCAGCACCAATCAATTCCATTGCTACACGTTTTGCTTGTGGCTTATCTTTCTTAGTTTCATAATCATATAAATTGATAGTTTTTTCTTCAGCTTCAGCAGCTACAGTAGCAACATCTTTACCAATTGCTAAACCACAAATATTATTTGCTTGACTAAAACCAGGTAAATATTGCTTATTGCCTTTACTATCAAGATAATAATTATTTTGACCTTTAGCTTTACCACTTGTCATCCATAATGTTTGACGAAGTTGTTGGCCTTTATCATTTTTGAATACAAAGTTTAGGCTTGCAGCACCACCACTAGATTCATCAAAATAAGCCATGTCAATTACCATACGATATGCATCACTATCTAAAAGGTAACCACCAAGCGAATCACCTTGTTCTTCAATTGTTTCATCTGTTTTTAAGTTATCGAACATTTAATGTTCTCCTTATTTATTTAATTAACTGTAATACTCGTGTAAACGAGTAATTACGTGTTGGATATTGTTGTCAATAAAAGTTTCTTGAGTAGTCCACATACCTAATGAGCTACGCATACGTTCATTGACAGTTTCTTTGGTTAAACGTGTTTGATAAACATATTTAAACCCAAGTGCTTCTTCTTCTTCGGTAATTGTTAATAAATTATTTTTATACTTTTCTAATTTAGTAGTAGGTATTTTTTTAGAACTAATTACAGTACTGAAATATGATTCAATACCTTGATTCATTAATGAACCTTTAACTTTAACCAGAGTTTCATTAACCATTTCAGATTCATTCATAACATCCATTGTATGTGCTAAGAAAATTACATTCTTAGTCGATACTGAAACATATTGTGACATTAATCGCTTCCAGAATTGTGCATAGTCACCCCATGCTTTCATAGTATTAGCTGATGTTAATACATGCATACTTTCATACATATCCATAAGATATGTAGCTGTATCAATAATAATAGTATGAATTTCAGGTAATGTTTCTGCAACAGTTAGAGCTTCATAAATTTGTAATGGGTCTGTTACATTTTTTTCCATAAATTTACTTTTAAAAGGTAATTTTTTATTGTTTTCACAATTTAAATACATTACACCTTCTGGTTGTTCCATACCCATAAGACTTGCACTTTTACCTGTAGAAGATTTTCCTCCAAGTAATACAAGATTATCATTAGTCTTTATGTCGCTCATTTCAACTCCTAGTTATTTGTACGTTGAGTTACAGCTTTTACTACTGTAACCATTATAGTGTTATAAATTTCTTCTTCTGGAAGTCCATCTTTTAATTTATTATTAAAATCTATAATCTGATTTTTAATACTTTCTAATGGATATCCATTATCAACTAAAGCTAATGCATATTTAATCAGTTGGTTAGAACGGTTACCTGATTCTGTATTTAAAAAGAACCAACGTTCTAAATTATTCATAGCTTGCGTATCAAGAATTTTTTTAGTTTGTTCTTCTTCTTTACGAGTTTGAGGAATGAATAACATTGCATCTAATAATGCACCTTCTTGAGTGATAATTTCACCATCAAAAGATTGCCATTTACGAGCAATATCTTTAGTTTGTTCATCAGTACTGAAGGGTAACCAGTTAAATACATTCATCATGAATTTAGCATAGCCTTGTGGATTCAATTTAACGATATGTGTTAATGGAAAGATAATTCGAAAACGATTTACCTTATCAGTATGTCTCTTTGTTGTAGCAAACATACATTTATAATCTTTAAGCAATAATTGTGCTGCAGCAAGACTTATTCCATTATCAATATCAATTATTACAAGGTTAAAGCCTGGAATTGCACTAGCACTAGTACGATGACCTTCATTAAAATGATGTGCTGTGTAATGATAACCAGGAGTAGTTACTATTTTTTCTAATTCTTCAAATGACCGTGTATCTGGACGATAGCCTTTAGCAATATCATCAAGGAATTCAATACCATCACTATATGTTTTTTTAATGATAATATTGTTTTTATACCCGTAAGCAACAGCTAAAGCCATCATATCTTTTTTCTGTGCATCAGAACCTTTATAAAATGGTAAATCTTCAATTAAATCTACTTGAGTAACTTCACGCGCCACATCTGCAATATAGTTAGCTAGTTTAACATAATTACGTTCACGAGTTAAAATCTGTGCAAATGCATCACCAGACTCTTCTACTAATTTAATAGCATAATATAGATGGTCTTCAGTAATTTCTGCTGCACCATCAATAAATGCATAAGCACCTGCTAATTTAAGAGCTTTATAATAACGATGAGACATTTCAGCTTTACGAATTTCTTCGTGTTCTTTCATTTTTTCAGCTTCAGTATCACATTGAATTTTATATTCAATTAATGTGAGACTTACATCTTTAGTCATAGTTAATGTTGTATGAAAATTTACCATATTAGCTAATTTACCTAACTTAGTAGATAAATCATCTAAATACTGTGATGAACTGCTATCAGTCATCATATTATAAATTTCATTTGCTGATAGTTGGTCACGTTTTTTTAACTTTTTAGTAAAACCAAATATACATCTACGTGCATAACCAGTTTCTAACATTGTGTAAAATTCTTCTTCTGTTTTTCCACCATTTAATAATTTACTGGGTGTACCAAATAGCATTAAGTTAGTTGGAGTTCGTCCATCTATCTCTTCACTACGTTTATTTTCTGCAGTATTTTTGGTTAATTTTTGTTTAACCTTACCAACATCAAATAATTCTAAAAATGTAGCAAGTACTTCTACATTACTCATTAAATTAGAGCCAATTTCATCCATCTCAAAGTTCATTGAACCAGCATTAGCCATAAGTAATTTATGTCGCATTTGCTTAACAGCAGCAGTTGTACCACTGTCAAATGAAAATGCCAAAGTACCTAAATTTTCAAATTCTTTTTTAACTTTTTCTAACATTTCAGCATCATCAACATCGTCTTTAATAGCACGAGCTAATGAAATTTTAGCTAAATTCTTTTCACTAGTTGCAGGAAAAGTTTCATTCATAAAACGTTCACGGAATTGGTTAAAGACTTGTTCTTCAATAATATTTGTAGAATGTCCTTTACCATGCCCCGAACTTGCTAAATTAAGTGCATACAAACTAACAGGGATAATACCCCGGTCATGTGTTTGAATATCTGTACGCATTGTTGATGCTGCTTTTGCAAAATAATATGCTACTAAAACTCTAAAAAATAATGGATTATTATTTTGTGTTTTTTGCATTAAAATTTTAACTAATTGTTCAGATGGACCAAAGTGATTAATTGTACTTAAATCTTTCATTACTGTTCCTTAAAGTTTTAGTAAGCCAGAATTTTTATATCCTGTTGCCTGGTCACAAACATCAACTACATCACAATATTTACAACGCATAACTTGTCCAGGAAAATGGTTAACAATACCTACTGAACCATCTTTGGCTAAACGAGTATAAGCTTCACTTTCTATATCGAAATTTTTTGTAGACCGAGTTTTTTTACTAGGGTCTTTATAGTATTTCCATACATCAGCTTTACGCCATAATTCTTTATCAGTACATTGTGGTAAGTTATCTTGAGTTTCATTTTCAAGATTTGTGATTTTAGCAATTAAATTTGTAACGAAACTTTCAGTTTCAGAAATACTCATTAAAGGATATTTTGCTTCGAGTAATTGAGATTGTGGATAATCTTTATTTTTGATTGCTGACATTTGTGCCCAATCAGTAAAGATATATTGAATTTTCATATAGTCTTCAGTAACAATATCTTGATTTAACCAACGATATAATGAACCTTGTTCAACATATTTTTGTACATTATCTCCGGTCATATACCCATAAGTTTTTGTTGATTTAAAGTCTTCAAGAACACCACCCATTAAGAAATCAAATTTACCTGAAATAATCCATTTACCAATTTGTTTTTTAGAACGACGTTCCATGTAAATACATACAGAATCTTCTTTAATTTCTTCTGGTTTAGGATTAATAATAATTCGGTCAATTATTGATTGTGGATAACCAAAATCTAATAATAATGCTTTTACTTTATCAGTTTTATTCCATGATGTTTCAATAGCTGTATGGAATGCTGTACCACTTCGAGATGCAATTAATGCTGATACATCTGCAACTTTATCTAAATCTTTAGATTGTCGCGATAATACAATTTGTTTAATTGGTTTAAGTAGGGATGTGACACTTATTACATTTGGGTCATCATCATGGTCATAGTCATCATCTGCTAACCAAACTGCTAAAGACAGTGCTATATTATTTACATTTGTAAATTTGTTCATATTATTCCTCGAATTTGTCAGAGTGTGCGAATGCACACAATTCAATGTAAGTGTTTACTGGGACTTTCAACTGTTTTAAGTACTTCTTCATCCATTCTTTGATTAACATAACCTAAACAATCTAAAATTATATTTCGTAATGTTTCTGGGTCCATACTTGCAACAATTGGTGCTCCTTTTGGTGCATCTCTAAAGGTAAATTTTTCTAAATATTCTTGAACTAATGTTTCCATTGTTATCATATTTTATATACCTTTAGTATTTTTTCGATTTCTTCAATAGATGCGTAATTAGGTAGGGTTGTTTTTTTACTCCAATTTGGATAAAAAATTTCAACTGAACCACCTAGTTTAACTTCGTCGTGTTCTATCTCAGGTAAATCTTGCCATTCCATACAGGCAATTAAATTATCATTAAACCATTTAACTGTTGCTGCTTTTTCACGGATTAAAAAATACTGTGCATCATGTATGTGTGATATTGGTTTAATATCATAAATATGCTCAGATTCGAACAAACGATTTTGAAATTCAATAGCTGCTCGATTGTTAAGCATACCATAAGATTGCCCCATTGCGTTACCAGCAGTTCGTCCTTCTGCTTTAGCTTCATATGGGGTAGATTTCTTTCCTAAAAGCGTCTGTCCTAGTATAGGAGTACGTACACGTAAACCGAATGCAACGGTGACATATCCATCTTTTGTAGCCTGTTCGAGCTTCTCCTGTACCCAGGCATCGGATACAGAATAGAGTTCGTGGTACTTTTCTTCAATTTCCTGGGCTGCTTTTTTTGAAATACCCAGGTTATTTACTAATGTATGCCATGTACCTTGATACGT